AAGTCGGACTGGGAATGCTCGGACTTGCCAACCTCCTTCGAAGGTACAACGTAAGTTACAAAGAGTTTGGTGAAGCTCTTACCATCGTCAACAGTGGCGATGCAATCACTGAGTTCACCCCTGGCATCACCCTTGCCCTTGAATTTAAGAGTGGTATTGCACAAGCAGCGAGTATTGCACGAGTCAATAACATGGACCGTGCCTTTGCTATTGCTCCTACTGCATCGTGCAGCTACCGCTACAAAGATCCGGATGGTTACACTGCCACTCCGGAAATTGCACCTCCCATTGCCCGTCAAGTGGACCGTGACAGCGGTACCTTTGGCGTCCAGAGCTACGATTACGGTCAAGTTGAGATCGCATCGGAAGTTGGCTGGGATGCTTATTTAAGTGTTGCTAACGGCATTATGAAGATGCTGGATAGCACGGGACTTCTTCATGGTTATAGCTTCAATAGTTGGTCCGATGTGATCACCTATGATGAAGCGTTTATCGAAGAGTGGCTGGCATCTGATCAGACCTCCCTTTATTATTCGCTTCAGGTAATGGGTGACACACAGGACAAGACCAGCGCCTATGCCGCTTTGGACGAGACCGAAGTGGACGATTACCTGGAGTCACTTCTAAATGATCCTGCTCCTGATTGTAATTGCGGCGAATGAACCCCTACAATAAACTACTCTCACGTAAAAGAACTTGGACTCCTGTCCAAACAACTGCCGGTAAACTAGTTGAAGGTGCGGAAGAAACTATCTACCGTGCCTTGGCTATCCGGCACATGGAGTTGCCTGTTGGCGACTTTATCACCGATGCACTAGACAAAGATGTACCAGACATGGCGAGGAAGCTCCTTCTGTCCAACGTCAAAGACGAAGAGAATCACGACCTTGCACTGGGTTACATTGCCAACGCCTTGGGTGTTGATGAACAAGCTGAGGAGGAAGCCAAACGGCTCCGCGACGCTTGGGTTGCTCATCCGGATCACACGATCCTCAAGGCACTGGTTGCCGAACGTGCGGTGTTCTTTGTCCTCCTACCCTTTTTCCGTTTTACGGGCGATGCGGGACTGAGGACTGTATCTGCTGACATCTCTCGTGATGAACAAGTCCACGTGGCTACAAATAGCTTGGTGTGTCGGGAGCTCGGTCTTGATTGGAGCCCTTCTCTTGACAAGCTCCGTAAGGCAACTATCAATTGGGTGATGCAGCCTCTCAAGGCAAACAACCCCAATAAATATCTGAACAAAAAATTTTGGCTGGATTCCAGTGATCGCCTGATGTATGAAGGCAAAGCGCCTGAGCTTGCAGATACTAAGCGAGCACGTATGCCAGCGTTCTTTGAACATGCAAATCCAAACCTCCCACAGTATGCCTGAGTTTGGGCTAACTGTACGACGTCTTTTGGAAGAACTAGAAGATGTCTTTCCACCCGTCAACCCTACTCCCGACACAAGTGTTGGTCACATCATGTATCGTGCTGGTCAACGTAGTGTAGTGGAGTGGATCGAAAATCGACTCGACGAGGACACTTAATTATGGGCGCAGCAAGACGCGCACATCATGCCGAACAAAAGGCATTGCGGGTAATCGGCTCCCAGCGAGCTCAAGAATCAGCGATGGCCCGGCAGGGTAAAGAAATAATCGAGAGAGCTAAAAAGGAATTTTATCAGCCGGAGCTTTCTTATTTAGATACTCTTCTCGGAGATACTGATTTCGGAATCCGCCGGGCTCAAGCACCTAAATCACCTGCCCTTGGTTTGAAGATTTCTTTAGGTGGTAAGGTAACACCCGAACTACCAGAAGGCGTGACTGTGCTTCAACCCGGTGAGTTCCCTACTCCTAAAGGTCCTGAAGGTCCTAGCTATGAAGAGTCTGTTGCCAAACTAGCTGGTAACCTTGAGAAACCAGATGAGGCATACCTTAAATCAATTAAGGAAGCTCACTACAAAAACATAGCTAAGCTGAGTGGTTTAGAATACGAACCATTCACACCTTCTACTCCTGTTATATCTGAAGATCAGTACAAAAAATTTACTGAAACAATGAATCTAGGGTATGACCCTGGGCCTTCACCTGTTACTGAATACCTGGGTAACGTGACAGCAGCTGAGCAGAAAATTATGAAGGAAGAATATCTTAACCAAAACATTAACTACCAAAATTACCTATTCAATAACTGAGTAACAAGTAAATGACTGCAAAAGGTAGATACGATTTTCTAACCGGTTACCGTTCTCAGTTTCTCGACACAGCGGTTGAGTGCTCTGACCTCACCATCCCGTACCTCATTACACGAGATGAAACCCGCACTACACATCGAACCCTGCTACAACCTTGGCAATCCGTAGGTGCAAAGGGTGTTGTAACGCTGGCATCCAAGCTGATGCTATCGTTGCTTCCTCCTCAAACTACGTTCTTCAAGCTACAGCTGCGTGATGACAAGCTAGGCACTGAACTGCCTGCTGAGATTCGTTCAGATCTTGATCTTAGTTTTGCCAAGATGGAGCGTATGGTGATGGACTCGATTGCTGCTTCTAGTGATCGTGTCGTTGTACACCAAGCTCTCAAGCATCTAGTGGTTGGTGGTAATGCGCTAATCTACATGGGTAAGGATGGTTTGAAACACTATCCACTCAATCGCTATGTTGTCGATAGAGACGGCAACGGTAACGTAATTGAAATCGTTACAAAAGAATTGATTAACAAAGATCTTCTACCAAAAGAAGTAACTCAAGATCCTGTGTCGGTATCCGATGAGGGCTTGACTCACACTGATGACGTAGAAGTTTATACTCATGTCAGACTTGACAACAACCGTTGGTTGTGGTATCAAGAAGTTTACGGGAAAAAAATTCCTGGCTCTGACAGTAAGGCTCCAAAGGATGCTAGCCCCTGGTTGGTGCTCCGGTTCAACTCCGTTGATGGTGAGAACTATGGACGGGGTAGGGTAGAGGAGTTCCTGGGTGATCTTAAGTCACTCAACGCACTCTCTCAGGCCCTCGTAGAAGGCTCTGCAGCAGCCGCTAAGGTCGTGTTCGTGGTATCACCCTCAAGCACCACTAAACCCCAGACCATAGCCCGTGCAGGCAACGGAGCGATCGTTCAAGGTAGACCCGATGACATCGGTGTTATCCAAGTTGGTAAAACTGCTGACTTTGGTACCGCCATGACGTTGATGCAACAGCTAGAGCGACGCTTGGCTGAAGCATTCTTGGTTCTCAACGTTCGTCAATCCGAACGAACTACTGCTGAAGAGGTTCGCCTCACTCAGCTAGAGCTGGAACAACAGCTTGGTGGTTTGTTCTCACTGTTGACTGTTGAGTTCCTTCTTCCTTATCTTAATCGTAAGATGCTGGTACTGCAGCGTAGTGGACAACTGCCTAAGATTCCTAAGGATCTAGTTAACCCTACAATTGTTGCTGGTATCAACGCACTTGGTCGTGGTCAAGATCGTGAGTCTCTCACTGCCTTTATCATGACTATCGCTCAGACTCTTGGACCTGAAGCAATGATGCAATACATCAATGCAGATGAAGCTATCAAGCGTCTGGCAGCAGCACAAGGTATTGATGTTCTCAACCTTGTCAAATCTATGGAGCAGCGTGAGCAAGAAGCACAAGCAGCTGCCCAACAACAGCAAGAGATGATGATGACTCAACAGATGGGTCAGATGATGAAGTCACCTCTCGCTGATCCGACCAAGAACCCCAACGCTGCAGAAACAGTTAACGCAGCTATGGGTCAAGAGGTCGTCCCACCACTTCAATAATTATGGCAGAAACTCTTTCATACGATCCCAGCAACGATCCTGAAGTTCTAGCTTCTATCGAATCCGACCAAGCTGAGTCATTGGCTATTGGTGAGGAGCTGATTAACCAAGCCAACCAACAGCTTGCTGGGAAATATAAAAACGCTCAAGAGTTGGAAAAAGCTTACATTGAGCTGGAGAAAAAACTTGGTAATCAGCAACCTGCTGAAGAAACTGAAACAGCAGAACCTGAAACTCAAGCACAGGAAACAGATGTGCAGCTCGATGCCATCTCCAAAGCTTCTGATGAATGGGCTAAAACCGGTGAGTTGACTCCTGAGACTTTGGCTGCCTTTGAGAGTATGTCCTCCAAAGAAGTAGTCGAAGCTTACTTCCGTTACCAACAATCGCTGCCTCAAGAGTCCTCCGCTCCTCAAGGTGTTGAGCTGACTGATGCTGATGTAAACCAAATCCACAACTCTATTGGTGGAGCAAAGGCTTAAAACGATCTTATCAATTGGGCAGGTCAAAACTTTAGTCAAGCAGAGATCTCGGCTTTTGATGCAGTGGTTGACAGTGGTAATGTATCTGCTATTAAGCTAGCCTTGGCTGGTCTTAAATCACGTTACACTGACGCAAATGGTTACGAAGGTACAATGATTCAAGGTAAAGCAGCAGCTCCTGCTGACACGTTTAATAGTCAAGCAGAGCTTGTACGGGCTATGTCCGATCCCAAATATGATCGTGATCCTGCATACCGCGAAAAGGTTATGGAGAAACTCTCACGATCCGATCTCAAATTTTAATGAACGACACAAACATCTGGGCTAAAGAGCCACCCCTTATTATGTCTGACCATCCCTACGGTGTCCCACACAATGAACGAGCTGAGCAGCTCAACGGTCGCCTTGCTATGCTTGGCGTCATGGCTGCTCTTGGCGCTTACGCGCTAACTGGTCAAATTATTCCTGGTATCTGGTAATGGCTTGTGGTAAAAAATA